CATAATCTTACAAGCAGCGCGGATACCATTTACTTCAGGAACCTTGTTACCATCTGCATCTTCTTTGAGTTTGAGTTTCTTCATAGCAACCACAATTGAACTTGCGTACACAAATCCTTGACCACCTGAAATTTTATCATCTGGATCAAACATATCTTGACTTGCGTATGTGTGATTCGTAGCAACCAATCCTACATTGTGACTGCCTAACATATTAACACAGTTGCGAACAAGTGCTGTTAGTGCTTTAGGCTTACGACCCATGTCACCTTTCATGTCACCTGCTTCAAACTGATTAACGTCAGTTGGAGTCAATAGCATACCAAGACTATCAATAATAAACAATACTTTTGGTTTGTCTGTTTCCGGGAGTGCTTTATATGACTTCATAAATTCTGATATAGTTTTGCCCACATCATCAATCATAGCCATATTAAGTTTAAGCAATTTAGTTTCGCTTGTATCTACTCCCAATGCGTGTAGCCATTTTTCATCTAATGCGTTTTCGCTGTCAATTAAGACAACGTAGATTCCTTGTTGCTGTGCGTGCCTAACAAGATTTCCAGAGCAGATAAATGATTTTCCTGATCCAGACTCTCCGGCAAAAACAGTAACCTTACCAAGAGGTACACCTTTGTTAAAGTCACCTGATATCAAATAGTTTAATCCAAAGTTGCCAGTTGAAACCCAATCCGTTGGGTCATTGTATCCTATTGAAAGTCCTTCAATACTTTTAGTAATTTCTTTCCTAAATTTTGATATGTCAAACGGTTTAGCCATATATGTTCCTTCATTTATAATTTGTATTATATATACTAGTTGGCTGTTTGTCAAGCATATCGGGACATTTTTCAGCCATAGTATCTATATCCCAATCACTTGGGTAATGTCTAAGTACGCCTCTAGCCCGGTCTCTAACCATACTAGGTACTCTCGGAGTTCTACCTGGGTCGCATAATTCTTCTAATAATTTTTTACCGTGTTTAATAGCACGATATCTTTCGTCAGGCATTGTCATTGTTATTCTCCTATAGGATAACCTGAGCGTACGGAGATTAATCCGCAGAGGCCCAAGCCGTATTTTACTTAAGCAGGTTTTGTCTGTCTAGCACGAATCATTGCTAGGATATCACTTGCTTTGTCACCGGATACTGCTGTTTTAGGCAGTACAATTGGAGTTGCTTCTTCCCAGGGTTCAGGTGTTACTGAGGGTGTTGATTTAATATCAGCAATAATTTTAGTTACTGCATTCTCAGTAGTTGCTCCGCCCGGGGCATCTAATCCCCATGGACGATAATATGAACCCCATCGTTCCAAGTCATATGGTTTACCATCTACTGATGCCTCAAACATTTCCTTGATGATTTTCAATTCAGCATCATTTGGTTTCTTAGGTAAGAAATCAGTAAGATTGAATAATCCATTAGTTTCAATTGCTGCTTGTTCCACAGAAGTTAATGCACTTTCTTTACGAGCCCAAGTACTAGTAGAATAATCAGCATAACCACCTTTTGCAGTTTTCTTAATATTCAAATCAAGTCCACGCATATAGTCAGTTGGCAATTCTTCCATTTCAGGATCCATCAAACTTGATTTGATGATAGTAAAGATTTGCGGAGAAATAACAAATCTACGAATAGGATTTGTTGGTGCTTTATCATCAGCCATTGGATTGCCTCGGACAAAGCCTTGAAACAAATAAGTACGTTTTTTCCAATATTTATTTGCCATTTCTTTTAAAGTTTCGTCTTTATACCATGGACGAACTTCTGCTAACACTGGGCAAGTAAATTCAGGTCCATACATTTCCACACAAGGAACTTGTACCTGAACTTGTTTCATGTTAGTATCACCCTTTACACCATTGAATGGCAATTTGATGATTTGTTTTTCAACCCAAAAATAAGTATTACTTGAGTTACCGTCTGGTAAAAACCGAATAGTTGCGGTTGAACCTTCATCTGCATTCCAATGTGGATAAATTGAATTATCACTTTGAGTTGATGTTCCGGATTTTGTTTTATTGTCTTGTGCCGCGATACGGGCACGAATGTCTGCTAGTGAAGTTGCCATAATAATATTTCCTTAAGTTAATTGAGATGGTCTCTTTTTATAGTCGCTACTTCCGAATGAAGTAACTAACATTAGAGATAGTATAGCATTACTATTTCAAAATGTCAATGTATTTATCCCGTATATGGTAAACCTCACCTTTTAAGTGAGGTTTTTGATAAGCAATTTACCCTTATCTTCTGTGATTCATAATATGTAAGATTCGGTTTAATTCATCAGTTGATTCGTCAAATTCTTTAACCACTGTTGTATTTGTAGTTGTTGGCTTTTTAACTACTGGCTTTTTAACAGGCGATACTCCTTCTGGATCGGTTGGAGCAGGAACATTAGGTTGTCCAGGTTTAGGAGGCTTGTCAGTCCAAACTCCATCTTTGTCAATAGACCCCTCATTCGTAGATTTACGAGTAATTTGTTTAATTGCTTCAAGTATACTGTAATCTGTTTTTGGATCATAATTTTCCTTCAACCCAGCATCAGCAAGTCCTTCACCTTGTTCCAGTTCTTTGCGTTGATCTCCGTATGTCCTCATATCGTCTGGACTTCCATTATTAATTGCATTAATAACATGCGAATGTCTTTTCATTAACTGTACAGTTTCCGGATCATTACTGTTTTCTAATTCTCTGGCTAATGCATTTAATTTTTCAATATCCGCAGGATCCGGGCCCTCCGTTGTAGCACCTTGATCCGGAGGGGTGACTGGGGCTGGTGCGGGTCCTGGTGCGGGTTCTGGGGCTGGGGTTGGGGTTGGGGCTGGTGCTGGTCCTGGGGGTGTTGGCTTGTTTTGCATATAATTATACAATGCGAGGGCGCCGGCGCCGGCGCCTAAAGCAGCAACTGCAGCTGCATATTTCTTTGGATTATCTTTAACATGCTTTGTAATTGCGGCCATACGACTTGGCGTTGCTGCCGCTGTCGTTGCTGCCGCTGCTGCACCTGCACCACCTGCTGCACCACCTGCTGCACCACCTGCTGCACCACCTGCTGCACCACCTGCTGCACCTGCTTTAGCGGCTGCTCTAGCAGCTGCCGCATTTTGCATAGCAGTTAATTTTGCCTGATCAATTGTCCGCTTACCATTGTTAAAGAAACCTGATGCTCCAGGAACTGCCTTCCAAACATTTTTACCTAATTTGACCGCCGACGTTGTACCGGAAGCCGCTCCTAATATGCTGGCCATATTGCCTAATGGAGTTACTGGATTGCCGCCGGATTCGTTTAATTGTACCGAAGTTTTAGAAGATGACCTACTTAGATTATCTAACTTACTAGTAAAGTAAGCCATTCTTTCTGCCAATGTCATCTCAGATTCTTTTAGTCCTAACGCAGATTTAATTCTATCATTAGCCGAATTATAATTTGTTTCACTTGATTTAAAGCTGCCAGGCGCCGGTAGTGCTGCTACAGCAGACTTAACTTTATCAGTGGCTGTTGACGCAGCAGCTTTAAATCTATCATTAACTGGACTATAATTCGTTTGTCCTGATACTGTTGACGGTGCTGATGGTTCGGCTACCGGTGCTGGTGCTGCAGGTTTTCCTGCTTGACCTGCTTTTGGAGTACCGTTAGCATTATGTGTTTTGCCGTATTGTGCTAACCATGCTTGACCTTTTGGCCCGGTAGACGGTTTACCGTTCAAGGTTGGTTGCGGTGGAACACGAGCAGGAATTATAAGGTTGTCTGGTCCTGCAGGAACACCGTCTCTAGCTGGACCTTGGGCTACTTTTCCCGAACCGATAACTGGGTTTTTACCAACTGGTACTTTTGTTTGATAATTATACGGAGGTACTGCCGGGGCTGCCGGGGCTGCCGCTGCACCCGGTACTGCTGCCACTTGATTGGCAATGTTTGCTACACTTCCTGGAACGTCTGCTGATAATCCTGGTTGTGCCGCAGGTGCTGCCGCAGGTGCTGCTGCGGGTTTAGCCGCTGCAGGTTTAGCCGCTGCAGGTTTTCTACTTGTTTTTTCTATTTTAGCGAGTAACGCTGCCATTTCAGCACGGGTGTCGGATTCTGGACGACCTTTTAATTCAGTTTTAGTTGCGGGTGCTGGTGCGGGTGCTGTACCAGCAGTATTTGCTCCCGCCTCGGCGTCCATTCTATCAGCAATTCGTCCAGCTTGTGCTGCTGTATCTGGTGCTTGATTTTGTGTTCCTACTAACGCAGGGGCTGGTGCTGGTGCTGTACCAGCAGTATTTGCTCCCGCCTCGGCGTCCATTCTATCAGCAATTCGTCCAGCTTGTGCTGCTGTATCTGGTGCTTGATTTTGTGTTCCTACTAACGCAGGGGCTGGTGCGGGTGCTGGTGGATAGCCCCCTTGACTAGCAGGCATCGTTGCCATTCTTGACGCAACTTCTGCTCTTGCTGCTGCATTAGGATCAACATAATCCGACGCAACTTGCGGCGGGGCAATTGGCTCAAATTGATATGCCTGATCTGGTAATCCTGCATACCTTCTAATTGCGTCTAGTTCAGGAGTGACATCGCCAGGAGCTTCACTACCTGCCCTTGATGTTGGTGCTGCAACTTTTGCTTGATTTCGGAGATCGTGATTTACTGAAAATTGATCATTTGCGCCGTCGGCTCCTGAGTAACCATACCCCGGGTTTGTTTGTATTTGCTGACCGCTACTAGATAATACGGGGTCTCCGCTACCAGACCGTAGGCCTCCGGGATTGGCTTTGGTATATGCTGTGATTTCTGCTTGGGTGGCAGGTTTATATCCCATTCTGTTGCGTATTGCAGGGTCAATGGGTGTTCCAGCCGGTGCATCTTTTAACTCAGCGGGTTTGCCACCTAAATTCTTTTGACCCTGAGCCATTCGCTTTGCATAGGCAGCATCAGTTTCAATATCATCACCGCCGCGACCTTCACCTTCATCAATTATCTGATCAGCCCACTCAGTTAAATCAGTTACTTCAGACATTTCTGTAATAGTAGTATGTAATTTTTTAAGTATAGGCATCACACTTTCAATGCGAGGATCTAAACTGTTACTAGAAAACATTTCACTTATATCATTATAAGGGATATCATCTGCTTCTTCAGTTAAGGTTGGTGACCAATTTTCAAAATAAGAAGCATAACCTTTACTTCCGGATAATTTATGTAGTGTTTCTCTTAATTGATGATAGTGATGTGTTCCTTCATATACCAATGATTGGGTAGACTCATTAAATTGATTACCGCGAGTAGCACGAACAAATCCAGCCATTTTAGTGTATTCTTCAACTAAAGAATGAATATGCTTTCCGGCTGCATCATAAGGAGTACCCCCTTCTGCAATATGTCTAGCATATACTCTGGCTAATCCTGGTTTGTTAGTATCTAATAGAAAACGCTCACCCTGTTGATTTTCAACAAAGATTTTTTCAATACTGCGAAATCTCTTTTCACCTTCTTCTAAGGCTCTAGAATGTTGTAAAACAATTTTTACAGCAGGGATATTATCACTATAACTAGTTTTCTTTCCAGTAGCATAATAACCTTCTTCTACTTTTTTCTTAGTAGCATTATCAGAATGTTGTTTTACTTTTTCAGAAGTTTCTTTTGCCTTAGCAGCCGTTTTTTCTATATTCTTTTGAAATTTTTCAGCAAACTTTGGTTTAGTTGTACTTTCTGCGATTTTTTCTTGTTGTTTCATATGTGTCCTTTGTGCCATATCTGATTCTAAATGACTTTCATTTTCTAATTCAAAACTTAACTGTCGGCGTTGCGCCCAATTTTTTAAATGATTAATTAATCCAGACCAAGTATCACTAAATTCAGTTCCTGAGGTATTAGTGTTTGGACTGCTTGAAATATCATCCCCATAATATATTACTAATTTATTCGCACTATCAATAGATGCCCATGCATTTCCGTATTTTTTACCATCTTTATTAAAATCAAATCTAATAACATCTGCTTCATCTGGTACTGGAATCGCCTTTCCACTAGAATCTAGTGATTTGGGATTATAGCCTCTAGAGGATAAAAGACTAGATAATTGTGTATATAATGCTGCTGAATGAATTGGCATAAAAGTATTTATCTTTTTTTAGTTAATTGATAACGGCAAAAAACGGTAAAGGAGCAATATATTCTTCATGATCTCGGATATGGGCTTCTAAATTATAATGATAATCACTCAATACTTGAAACATTCTTACTACTAATAATGAAGCCATAATTAAATCATCAGTATCACCTATTTTAGCAGCATAACTACCCCCGTGAGAAACAAATCCTTTTAATTCTGATATTAATCCAAAACTTTTAATAGTTAATTTTTTACTTTCTAATAACGTTTTAAACTTGGCACACGCTGCTAATTTTGTTTTATTTCCGGTATTAAATCCTTTACGATTTTTCCCCGGTTCACTTAAGAATATGCCAGGCATATTATGTTCACCGTATTCTGCTAATGAAATCAAACTAGCTTCTCCAATACTATTATTTTCAATACTATAATAAATGTTATTGGGCTCTCCGGTACATTCTTCTACATATTTGATTATTTGTGCTAATAATTTAATTTGACTAGGGATGTCTGTTTTATTATGTTTCCATTCACCAATTTGAGTTGTAGTATTTGCTTCAAATATTTGTATAGCAGCCGGATCACCGCCGGTACCTAAACTAGGATCTAATCCAATAGTATAAATATTACCTTTTTCTGGTTTTTTATACCAACGAATTTGTCCTTGTCTTATTATTGGATCAACTCCTTGTAACATAAGCAATGTGTTTGGATTAATCAAGGTCTCATCCGCAATAATAAATTCACATTCAATTTCTCGTTTAAATCTATCCTCACCTAATTGTGATTTTATTTCATCAGCCCATTTTTGATCACGCTCAGGTTGTTCTGACCAATGAGAACGAAACGCTTTAAATCCATTAATTCCCAATGGAGTTTTATTACCATAATCATCTTCTGTTTTGTTAGCCCCTTTCCAAATTAATGCAAATTGATCTTCATCTGAATTTGGAGTACTTGTTATAATTGCTTTACCCCCTGTACTTAATGTAGGGGTAATTGATGTCCAAAAGGCTTGCGCTATACTAGGTCGTACAAAAGCAAATTCATCTAAGTATAACAGTGTAATAGACATACCCCGGCCGGTATTTTCAGTAGTAGTTGCTGATACGATACGACTACCATTTTCAAAATCTAATGATCCTTTATTATAAGTAGTGACGCCGGCTTTAATGTAATCTGGGCAATTTTCATATGCATATCTAATACGTTGCATAATTTCTTGAGCACCACTATATTTGTGTGCTGCAATTAAAATTGTAGAGTCCGGGACAAACATTGCATACCAAAGTAAATATCCCGCTGCAGAGGTAGATTTGCCACTTTGTCTTGGCATTAATGATATACTAAATCTATTTTCGTGATATGTACTAATTAATCTTTGTTGATATCCCCATGGATGATATACCATACTACCTTTAGTAGGATGTTGAATTATAAAAAAATTATCTAAAAAATAAAAATGACCGGTCTTAGGATCGCAGCACTTTATAAAATCTTGTAATTCCTTATCGTTTTTAAATTTTGTCTTAGTATAGGGATTTTTTACAAGACTAGGAACATCACTTTTACTCATAATGAGTATTTATTTAATATCTAATGGACGAGCCTTAGTAGCAACGATGCAGTAAAAGTGTTCTTTAACTATATTTGGAGTTCCGTCTTCATTTTTAGAAAACGATACTTCAAACTCAAAATTATTAAAAATATTAATATCAAACCCGGTTCTATTTAGTAATGCTGCTAGTTGTTGTTCGCCAAATATACTATAATGATTTAAATTAAATTCGTGCTTTCTAACACAATTGGGTGCAGGTACTTCAATATAAATTTTACCATGCTGTTTTAATATTCTATTATATTCCATTAATGAAAAAATAGGATAAGGACTATGTTCTAACGCATGACGTAAAAAGATAAAATCTACACTTTCATCATAGTATCCATCTTTTTGTGGCAAAAAA